TTCACCCGCCGCTCTAGGCCACCCGAGGGTGTAGAAGTACCCATCCAGAAGCTGACCCGCTGGGTCACCACTGTGGTTTCCGTGATTCCACCCAGCAGCAGCACGTAGCTCCGCGGTGGGAGCTAGATCCCAGTCCATGTCCCACGGACGCCCTAACTTGTTGGCGTAGTGCTCGTGGTTACCAACGGAACTAACGGTACCAGAGTGGCTGTGAGACATGCCATGCGAGTGAGAGTTCACTGTCAGACCGGACGCAGTACCACCGTGACCGTGATTGTTACTGTGCTGGTGGGCGTGCGTGTGGGTGTGCGCCATACCGTGGTTGTGACGAGGAAGGTTACCCTCAGCAAGGGTTACGTCGTCACTACCGCTGGCGTTACCCTGGTTACCGGTGGTGCTACCACGTGCGAACCGCCCGATACTGTCGGGGAGGTTGAACGTGGTACTACCGTTACCAGCACCGTAGGTGGTGCCGATAGCGGCAAACAATGCTGAGTAGGTAGCACGGCTTACCGCACTACCGTCCTCTACGAGCCAGTTGGATGGCATGTCGTTAGCGGTACCCCGCCACGTCATAGACATTCCGATAGGTACGTTTGAGTACTCGTTGTCCTGGGTCAGGGAGAGCCAGGCTCCGTTAGCCCTGATGTACAGTCCGGACGCAACCACGCCTGTACCAGTGGTGGCCTCGTACCGGAAGAAGGTAGTGCCGTCAGGGGCAGAAGCAGGGAGGCTGGACCCCTGTAGGAAGATGGTACTGGTGACCATCGCACGCTTGTCTACAACGTACTCAGGCCCTACCACCGTACCGGCGTCACGATAGATAGCAGCCAGTACCACGTCGGTGTCGAAGTCAACACCGTAGGTAATGCCGTCTACGCTACGCGAGGTGGGGTAGACAGGGTTGGTAGCACTCTCATCACCGTCTACGTGTACTAGCGATACCGAGCCCCCTGAGAGGCGGGCGACGATGAGGTCGAACCGGGCATCAACAGGCTGGGTGGACAGAGCGAAGGAGGGCGACGACGACAACGGGTAGGATCGCCCATCGATAACTACGTCACCGCTGGTGATAGCTACGTCAGATACGTTGTTGTTAGACGTTACTTCACACCCACTAAGCACGCCACTACGGCCTGAGTGGCCGATGATCTCAAAGTCAATACTGTCTGGCTCAGCCTGATCAAGGGATGCGTAAGGGTTGCCGCCAGTAGTCTCTGTTGAGTTTGGAATAATGACGGCCATGTAAGGCTCCTACTGAATCAGAGGCGAGCGACTAGGTTGCCCTGGCGACGAAGATACTCGTACACTGGGACAGGCATATCAGTAGCTTGTCCCTCAATGAGATCAAGCGTGTACTTACCGTAGGTAAGCGTCCAGGTGTTGTTCGGGATTCCACGCTTGGTGGTGGGGGCCACGACTTCAGCCTGTACTTCTTCGATGACTGCGGGGGCGGGAGCCTCTGCAACAGTCTCTTCGATGGTCTCTTCGACCTCATCAACTGTCTCTACTGCTGCGACTGACTTCTTACGTGGTGCCATGTTAATCTCCTAGGAATGTGAAAGGGGAGTCCCCTGAGGGACTCCCCTATCATACATCAGAAAGGGGCTAAATGCCCTCTTATCAGGCGGCTGGCATATCGACAGACCCGCCGAGGGTGTTCAGGAGAACACGGCTCTCGTGCGTGATCATGCCGAATCCCCAGATGGAGTACCAGGCGAGGCCATGCTCACGACCGAAGTCGATGACGCCACCGTCTCGCAGCTCAACCGGAAGGCTGATTGCGTGACCGAATGCGTTGTCACCGATCATGATCGACGTGTAGCTGTCGTCGTGGACATCGCCGTCGCCAGCGTCTGGGAGGCCAGCGGCGATTGCCGAGGTGTCCAGACCCTTCTCGACCTGCGTGGTCTCGATGAACACTACGTCGTACAGGCGACCGATCTCACCGAGCATGAAGTTGCCGGGGGCGGCGTACTTCGTGACTTCGATGAACTCGGGCCAATCGCGGAGCGCACGGCTCTGCGACGGGTGAACGAAGCAGACGTACGTGTCACCGAGGCGCGGGATGTTGTCGTTGGCCAGAACCTCGACAGCGTCCTTGACCGCAGACGGGGCCATGTAGCCGGGAGCAGCGGCAGTACCGACAGCACCCTGGTCGTACGGGCTGAGGCTGGTGCGAACCGGCGCGGCGATGGTGCCGAGCGGGTTGCGGCCGAACACCACGTTAGGAGCAACGGCAGCGCCACCACCGAACGGAATAGCGTTCTGATAGAGGGTGTTACGTGCCTGGATGTCCATGGACTGAGCCATGTGACGGCCGAGGAGGCGGGAGGCCGAGGCCATCACGTCATCGAACGAGGCGTTGAGCAGAAGCTCAGTAACAGCAACGGCCTTGCCGTGCTCCTTGACCGTGATCGTGATCTGCGACGCAGCCAGCGAGACCGGCTCCATACGAACACCCTCATCGAGTTCCGAGCCATTGGCTCCGACAGCGAGGTTGTTGTAACGCATGAAGTTGATCGTGAGACCCGGCTGGACGCCAAGCTCAGTCTTCTTCACAGCGAACTGCTCAAAGCGAAGCACTGGCATCGCCTGGAACAGGATCTCTTTCGACCAGATGGTCTGGATGGCAGGAGCGAGTCCTGCGGCGTCGGCGGTGTAACCGGTTAGACCGGCATTACCGATTGCTGAGGTGGTGGTGATACCGCCACCGGCTGGGCTTGGAAGAGCCATTGTATTATCCTCCGTAGGATACTAAGTTGAGTGGCGGTTACCCTTACGGGCGTGCCTGTGCGAGTAACTGTGGCCGTAGTGCTGCGTACTGATCCATCGACATCGTCGCGATATCATCGCGAGTCAACGTTTGCTGCGCCGTTTGATTCTCCAATGGCCCTGTTGGGCTTGCCCCCGTGGTGGGGACTGCTCTTGGGCCAGCATGCGAAGCCTGGCCCAGTTGCATATCTTCCATGATAGCAGATGTTTTAGCAGCGACTGCCATAATTGAGTTGTTGATCTCTTCTTCCGAAGAACCACCAATCAAATCAAGCAGGTGCGGCATAAGAGAGTCTCCTGCTTCGGCAATAGCCTGCTGCTTGTAAGACTCAAGAGCCTGGAAGGCACGCTCCTTTTCAAGGGTGGCCTCCTGAACCTTGGCACGCTCATTCAGCTCTTCGAACTGTTGCGACCACTTGTTCTCTGACTCTTCAAGCCGCTGCGCCCACTCAGCCTCCTTGATGGAGATGAGGTCCTTTGCCTCAAGCTGAGCTTCCTCTGCGGCTTTACGTTCTGCTTCAAGAGCACTTGCTTCGGCTGCCTTAGCTGCCTTTGCCTCATCGGCATCGGCGGTGAAAGCTGCCATCTGAGCAGCCAGCTCATCTGCACGAGCCTTGGCTGCGTCAACAGCCTCCTTCTGGCTATTTAGCTGAGCGTACAGCTTGTCCTTCTCTTCTTTGCGGATGGACTCTACCTCATCAGAGGTGAAGGTCTTCTCCACGGGGGGCGTTCCAGCGGGGGTCGTGACGACGATGCCATCGGCACCACCCTCATCAGCACCACCGTGGATCACGGGGAACGTACGACCGTTGGGGAGGACCCATAGGTTTCCCTGGCGTACGGGGTCGGGTAGGTTGTCGCTAGACAGTGTCATGTGTGATAAACCTCAATGGTTGAACGGGTCTTAATGGCTTGGATGCTGCAACGTATTGTTAGTCATTGTCGGGCATGCGACGCTGTGGTAAGCGTGCACCGAATGCCCTCTGCACTATTTCTCCTTCAACTTCCGGCGACACTGGTGGTAGCGGTGGAAGCCCCATCCCATCTCCCTCTTCCGAGGAGGACGGTCCGGTAGGTGCGGGAGCCGCACCTTCACCAGGCATAATACCAGTTGCCTGGAGAATAAGTGACTGAACTTGTGCTTGAACCATCTGCAAAGCTCCGTCGTCGTAGAGATCCTCAAGGGTCTCTTCGTAGATCTCTGTCATCTTCTCATTCGGGAATTGCTCACCGAACTCACGAAGTGCACCACGCTTAGACTGAAGGCCCATAGCCATCATTGTCTGCTGCTCACTCATCTTGATGAGAGCGTCAACCGGCAATGGCTCTGCCCAGTGGATGTCAGACTCGTACGTGACCGGGTCGAGCGGGTCGAGGACCGGGAGCTGGTCGGCGTTCGGTGGCTCAGACCGGTAGGCGTCCCACGATAGAGACCACGGCTCATGGACAGCACAAGTGCGGATGACTAGGTCGTTGATCCGCTTCAGACCGAACGTGAACTGTGTCTTCTTACGGACGTACCGGTTCATCATCGGTTGGTACTGGATCGCCAGGGCTACACCAGAGGTGTTGGAGACGGGTTGTGATTCACCGAGAGCGTTCTCGGGAACACCAGTGATCTCGTGCATGACCTTCTTGAGCATGTCGATGTAGGCCATGGCCCCTGCCATGTCACCCTTCGACTCTAGGTTAGTTACCTTGGCGTCCTTAGGGAGGCCTGCCCATACCTTCTTCGCGCCCTTCTCTAGCTGAGAAGCTTTGGCACCGGTGATGATGGTCACGGGGGCGGCGTGGTAGTTGATGATGTCGGAGATCTCCGTCATCTTCTCGTTCATCTCACGGTTGAGCGGAATGATATCCCAGATATCAGATTGGCCCCATGGAGACGAACTGATAGACGTGTTCGTGATGTGCACGATGGGAATCATGCCGATGGGGTTGTCGTACTCATCGATCAGTTCGTCGTTGACGTACTGCTCGATAGTCTCGTCGGTGAGGATCTCGGTGAAGGTGTACACCTGTC